CACTAAGTAAACTACTTATGAATCCCATGACTGCCTCCTAAGGATTTACTATTAAAAGTCCCTTATAGTTTCTTGTATCAAAGTGAAGCCAAGGAACTCCATCTTCAATGCAAGTAATATACTGAAAAATGTTTCCTCTTTTGCGAAGTTTAATATCCTGTCTAATTTCCTCGACTGTTACTTCAGCAGGAACAAGATCCAAGGCTCGACCAAATTTATGTTGTGAGTACTTAGCTCCTATCTCACAATTTCCAGGTCTCCAACCACGGTATTGATGAACTCCATCCCAATACCAAGTGTTAGCAATCATTTTCCCATAGAACTGACGTATCTTGTCAGCAGTATAAAGCACACGAGGATCAAAGAGTTGCCAAATTATCCAAGGCTTATCTTTTAATAATTCATAAGTTTCTTTTGGTACTAATTCATAAGGCTGAAAATATTTAGGGATATAATCCATGCTAGTACCTCCCTAAGATGGTTTCAAAAAGTTCATCACTAAAATAATAACTACTCCCAGCAAATTCATGCTTAGTGCGATAAAAATTCCCATGATTGTTTTTTGCATACCATTCCAATGGTCCCATAGTTCTATCACGTTGCCCTCACAATCTTTTAAGCGTTCTTCAAATCCGCTATGTTCTTTGCAAACATAGTTGGTTTCATTGCCATTTGGCATCATTAGCTCCTATTAAAATATCTTGTGATTATGACGGGGCGTGTCAGCGTCCCTGATCCTGGCCTCTTCTCTCATTCGTGAGGGAGGGGGTTAGCTCTATGCAAATCTAATTGAATGGCCAAACAAGCCCTTAATCCAACTCATTACCCACTCAATTATTTTTAGTACAAAGTTTCTTGGCGGTGAAGGTTTACCAAGATTTGCTGATACAATGATAGATGGATCACTTGTCCTACCGTAATTGTTGACAGCCGTTGCATACCAGTAATATGTATTGTCTGGTAAATCTATATCGGTCCACTCGTGCGTTACATTCTCACCTATATCTGGAATAGGATCGACATTTGCTAGCACCCAGGTTTCCTGGTCACATGACCGATAAACGTTATAGTGAGTTACGTTTTCATACGCCATGTTGCCTTCCCATTGAAGAGTTACATTAGAACCTGCATAAGTTAAGCCTGTAAAAAATAAGCTCGTTATGAAAAGCCCTATAAATAGCATCGGTAACTTTCCAGGCTTTGCAGAAAAGACTACAGATATCACTTGTCCAGTTACAGACTTAACCCAGGTTAGAAACTGCCAGATCCAAGTCAAGATATCTGAATCGCCCTTTATCTTCTCTAACTTCTGGATACCAGTATTCAAAAGCAGAAACCCTATTGCGATCAGTTGCCAATATGTAATTATAAATTCTTTTATCATAGTCTTTTCTCCCCTTTATAATTTCAATGGCTGAAAATATGAAACTTACCTTCTTGCCTCAGAGAACTCCGTCAGCCTTCCATATCTTTTCAAGAAGGACTTAATCTCCTCATCTACGTCAAGCGCATTTATATCAAACAAGGTCTTTACATACTCTGATACCTCTTTCAAAGCCTGTTTGCGTACTGGACTATGCACAATATAAGGAAGAGGACGATCCTTTACACCATTCAATGAGAACAAGGTTGAGACAGCTTGTCGATTAAATGTACTAGCTACGGAATCTGCCCACCCTTCAAGGCTCAAATGAAACAAGTCCATGATATCGTTTGAAAGAGCATATGAACCTGTACGATCCATTCCAAGCATAGTGAACTGTGCCAACAATGAAATTGCTATCTCTTTGCTATAACGGTTGATGACTGCTGTAGTATCAAACTGCTTTTGTCCAGGAGAAGATATCAACGAAAACTCCCATCCATAAGGGAGTATCAATCCGTCTTGCTCATCTACACGAATATTTGTAACTATCTTTTTTGCCCAATCTAATGCTGCTGAAGTTTCAGTAGAATCATCATCCATCTTCATTCCTTCTGGCATCTTCATTACAGGAATTCCTGCAAGATCTCTCTCAATGCCAATACCCTCAAGTTCCTCAATGTTTTTACGATAATACCATGGACGGTAACAATTCCGTAGAAGACTTTTTCCCTCTGGATTATTTGCTTGTTGACCAATTCTAAAATGTATACACTTTTTTATAGGGAGGTAGAAAGTACCTCCACCGAGAGGCGGCCTTTGCCACATACCTATTGTGTCTCCTGCATCATCTATTTCCCATCTATCCAAGGAACTCTGTGATCTGAGGGGGAGCTTTTTCCATACTACTTTTCCATCATCTCTTCGCTTGTAAACCTGCTCAAAGATTGCCCATCCATAAGTAAATACACTCATTATTTCTGTTATAAAATCTGACCATGTAAATTGCATAGAGTGCATGCAATCCTGGAGAAACAAAGCATCAGCATCCAGTTCCTTCGCCTCTGGATTAGCTGACTTAACCGACCATCTAACTTCTTTCATAATCTGTCTAATTGCATATAAACACCCACCGACGATTGGATCATTGTCAGACATTTCACGAAAAACTACGATCCCATTTTTCCCTCGCAGCTCAACAAGAAACTCCTCCAAGACTTTTCCATAACTCCATCTCAATCCAGACTTGCCAATCTCAGTCAACATAAGATTCCTTTTTGTAGGTTTCTTGTATCCTTCTGTATAGATGTCTACATCTTTTGTCGTTGACACCTGTGCACGCATTTTGTTTTTACGAAACATCAAATCTCCTCCTTCCTCTTGAGGACGGACTAAATATCCTTGGACTCCAAAGAGATGTCTTCTTCATATCTTTCGTCTTCTTTGATACTATCATTGGAAACTCGTATATAATAGCTCTTACCCCTTTACATGCATCTGGGCTAAGAAAAGCATACATAGTTGCATCAGCATAATCAGGGGACTTCATAGCACGACCTAACATATCCTCTTTAGACTCAATTTTGATCTTGAGATTTGATGTAGGCTTAGTTCTTATGTCTCCTAACTCAGTTATTAATCTATTAGGCCACTCTGCACAATATAAAAGAGGAACTTTTTCTCTAAGCTCCCAATATCCCTGTGCCCTTAAATTTAAGTATCTTTCCTTTACTTCTGCTTCTGGAGCCATACCGCCTATGACAGGAATAATCATATCTCCATAGACATCATGAAGACCATCATATACGCCCGCCCCAATTCCAATAGCATCAACTTTTACATAAGTAGGATCATACTCATTTATATATTCTATAGTCCATTGAACAATTTCTCGTGTATCTGTAACTGCACCTTTTTTATGTCTCTCATCATACTTCAAAACCTTAGTACCTTGGCGAGCGCACATTACACTAGATGCCCTAGCTCTTCCAACATCAAGACCTATCTCTACAGATAGTCCCTTTACATCTGGAGGGCTGTTATTCTCCATAGCATCAATAAAAGAGGGAGGAACAAGATAAGTTGCATCTCCAGTAGCAAACTCCCCTAGAACCTTAATACGAAAAATCGGGTGGTTCTCTCCATAACGCTCCGCCATCATTTCAATATATCTTTTACTGACTCTCGGAGAATCATAACATGAAACATGTATTTGGTAATAAAGTTTCTTTAAGGCAGGATTATTAAAAGTATCATAGAAATAGCCATCTGTACGGGTAGGGTTTGCTGCGAGAATACAATATGCTCCATCGCCGGTGAGAGCGCCCTCCATGGCCGGAAATATAGCATCAGGTACACCCGAAGATTCGTCAATTACGAATAATAAGTTTTCTTCATCATGAAAGCCTTGAAGTCCTTCAGCAACATCTGACCCTGGTCTAACCTGAGCAGTTCGTGCAACTGCATACCATTCAGGCTCATGATTCCTCACTCCTATCCTTGTCTGTGTCCATACAAAAATATTATTTAATATTGGATTGTTATTAATTCTCTTGAAATGCTCAGACCACAGGATATCGTGCAGCTGATGCTGTGAAGGAGCAGTTGTAGGGACCTTGGATCGTGGCCTAGTAAAAAGGAACCATCTAGATGCAAGACCTAAAAAGAAGGTTTTACCTACACCAGAACCAGAACGTATCGCAATAAAATGTTCGCTTACTAGCTTTTCTGCAGCTTCTTTTTGCCACGGATCTAGCGCAACACCCTCAACTTCTTCTGCATAGGCGTTGAGATCATCATGATAGTATTGAATTGTATCTATAACATCCTGATGCTCATGCATATTATACCCTCTTTAATTCTTGTCTATATCTTCTCTTACCATTAACAGTATCAAACTCCCATAGGTCAGCACCATCTTCATTAATGCCTTTCCAACATAAAACTTTCATTTCCGTATGTAGAACATAGTGAACACTATCATCCATATAACAATCACCTTCTTGGAGTTCGCTTTTGGCAGCACATACAATAATTCTTCTATCTTTCCTTATCCTTACAGCCATTCATGTACCTAGTCAAAGAGTCGGTTTAGGTAGAGAATCTGAGAGGGCTTTGAGGGGCCGAAAGGCTGGGAGGGAAAGACTGGCAAACCCGATGGGGAGAAAGGGTCAGGCTCACTGCCGTCCGCCTATCTCAGTAACACCTTCATCCCTGAGGGCCTCTGCCTCGATA